AGAGAAGAATTATCAAGTTTATTATGAATTGCTCGGAAATGATCATTCATTTCTTGTATTTCACGAACAAAGTCTGCTTTTAATACATATTCCAATGGCATTCGATTTACGTGTTCTTCAATAACATTTATACGTTGTCTTTGAGATTCGACTGATTGCATCGTATCCTTTAGACGTTCACGATGTCGATCTAAAACTTTACTCGCAATCCATCCTCCTCCTGTAATAGAGGAGATAATTGCAGTTAATAAAAGTGTTATATAGTCTGGTCCCATTGCTTTATTCTAAGTTATTTAATTAAGAGGATAAGTTGGATTAGGTACATTTAAACCACCTGGTTGTAAATGTTGTATATGATCATCTAACGTTCCTGAAGCTAGTGGTGGTGGAGAAATTAAATCTCCTAAAAACATAGCAGCAGCACCTGAAACAGGATTCATTCCTGCGATTGCTCTTAATGGTCTTTTTACAGCTTCTCTAACTAATGCAGTAGGTCCAGAATTAAATCCACCTTTTGCTTCATCAAATACACGAAATCCTCTACTAGGATCCCATCCACCTTGTCCACCTGGACCTTTTATTCCTTGTCTATTTGACCAATCATTGCTAATCAATTCTCTAATTCCTGCAGTTGCTTCATTAGGAATTTGTGTATTCATTCCTTTATTAAACCAACCCATAAATTTACCAGCTAAATCCATTTTCTTATTAAAGTCTTTTTAAAAGTCTAATTGTAGATGACCTTTCTTCATTAACCCAGTAACTAACCAAACAAGTGCATCAACGCAATCGTCATGTCCACTAACACCAAAATTAGTTAATTCTTCAAACATACTTGTGAAGTTTCTATATCTATTAAATATAATTTTACGATCTTCAAACATGCCCATAATTCCACGGAATCTAGCAAGTTTGTCTCCACGGAAACCTTTAACAGGATGCCAAATAAGATTGTATAAGCTTTCATTCTGTAAACAAATACGTTTAAAATCTGCTTCTAATGAAGCTTGATATTGAACAGCTTCAGACCAAATGTCGCACGTAGAGTGAGTTGGGTAATAATTTTTATTTTCATCAATTCCAAGTATTGACCAATCATTAAGTAATTCTTTTAACGCATCTAATTTTTCTAAATTACCCATTACGCGAATACGTCTGTAATCAATAATATGAATACGATCTTCAATCCTTCCTCCCAATACCATCACTGTATAATCATTCTTTTCTCTTACTCCTGCAGATAAATCAACACCTATTCCGAGCGTATCAAATTCAGTTGATATTTCTGCTTTTACTATCAATTCCGGTGCCAGGGACAATTCGTTTTGTCGGACTACTTGGTTCATGTATTGAAAAGAGAAGGCAATCGGAGATTGCCGTTTTTTTTCTTTCAGATATTCAAGGGACCACATTTCAGGCCAATATGATTCTTCTTCACCTGTCTTAGGATCATTTTGAATAGCAGAGAGGACTATTTGGATCCAATTATTTTGTTCATTAAAGGTGGTGGAATGAATATCATCATGCCTGAAACGAGTTCCAAGACAAATGGCCCGACCCCCTTCAAACATAGTCGGAGCGATAACTGCATTCCAATTTTCCTGCATTGTTTTACGAATATCAGGATTAGCGATATCAGCAGCTGATTTAATTGCGTCATCAATCATGACAAGATGAGAACGCTTAGATGTGACAGAACCTTTTAATCCAGCTGCACATAAAGTAAATTGTTCTTCACCAGTAGTGTCTATTCCTGCAAATTTATGATCAATAGACCAGTATTCATTACTTGTTACATTTTTTAATAATCTTACTTTTGGAAAGACTTCTTGATATCTTTTGCTTTCAATAATTCGTTTAATTGTTGCTGATTTTGATCTAGCAATATCAACTGTATAAGAAAGATATAGAATCTGTAATGGTTTTCCTGCCTGTGTATGAATACCAATAGCCCATGCTGTTAATAAACCAAGTACTGTTGATTTAGCAGAACCACGGGGTGCTAAAAGATCAACATTAGGGCCAGCAATTTTTATTAAACAACTACTATCTTGATTTGTAATAAATCTTCTATTCCATTCTTGATGATGTATAGCTGGAGGTTTATCTGCTACAAAATCACAAAAGAAGCCAAAATCTTCTCTAGCTTTTTCTAAAGATTCAAGATTTTTTGGTTTTTTAATTTGTTGATTACGTGCCGCAGCCTTTGCGTTACGTCTGTAAGCAAGGTGTTGATAAGAAGGCACAGTAAGAATACAAACAGACTTACTTAATAATAACTAATTATTTATCTGTTTCTTCTTTTTTCTTTCCTCTATATTTCTTCCATCCTTTTGCTTTTTCTAATGCAGCTTTACGTTTTTCTTTATCAGACATTTCTGTGCCATCTTCTTTCTTTGCTTCTTTCTTTTTAAAATATTCTACTAGCTGTGGAGGCATCTTACCTTTCGCCATTATTTAATTCCTCCACTTCCTTTCATTTCTTTTAATTTAAGTAAGAAATCTTTAAAACCTTGCATATCTCTAGGTCCAGTATCAACCTCAGAACGCTTATCTCCAAATTGAATTCCTGGGCGTGTACTATCTGATCCTCGATCTGTACGTGAAGAATAACCAGGACCAAAACGCATTCCTGGAGAACCCATTTCAGCATTACGTCCTTCATTAAGAATATGTGGTCCTTCTGCTCCTCCTGGGAATCTAGGCGGAACTGGGCCTGGACCACCACCTATTCCAACCTGACCTCCTTTATAATCTCCTTTTCCTCTTGTTGTCCATGCTTCATCCCGTCCTGGGAATCTAGGAGGAACTGGGCCTGGGCCACCGCCAATACCTACATTTCCTTCTCCTGGTTTGGAAGGAGGTCTTAAGCCAGGATCACCTGGTCTTTTAATATCCCCTGGTCCACCACCTTTTTTGATTCCTTCTTTATCATCAGCCATAAAACGATCTTTTACAGCATCCAGTTGTTCTCTAGATGGATCTCTAGTGGGTCTATCTCTACCAGGTCTATCTCTACCAGGTTCCATAATACCTGGTCTTCTGGAACTCCCTGGACCTCTACTTCTTCTACTAAGAGCTTCCCTTCTTCTTGCTGCTCCTTGTCTAGCTCTATTGGCAGTATCTATTGCGAAAGCGCCACCTTTGTTACTATCTGCTTGAGCACCCATTTTTATACTTACCAAATATTTTCAATTAAATCTATTTTACCCGTACTATTCTTCTAGTTGCATTCTTGCCCAAACACTCATAGTTGCTTCTTCTAAAGGTATTTCAATTGGATCATCTTTAAAGATAAACATTAATTCTCTAATGGCTCTATCTGCTCCAGCCATCAATAATCCTTTTCTATCTTTAGTACTTGTGAATTGATCAACTTGAGCAATTGTTCCACGTAATTCTTTTTGCATAGATGCAATACGTGCTACACCTGCATCACGTTTTACAATACCTGTTTCAACATCTGCTCTTAATTTACGAATATCTTCTTGCATTTGATCTATTTCATATAACAACTTCTCACGATGATCTGGTTTCTTATAATGTTCTTTAACCCAAGCATCACACGAAGTAATACTTCCTTTGTAACCAAGGAATCGAGAATATAGATAAATTTCTATAACAGAATAATTATCTGATGCAAAAGAGAAGAAAGATTCTTGAACTGATGAGTCTAGGTTATCTACCCAATAATCAAACAGTTCAATATTTATAAGCTCGTTGGGCCTGCTGATGATCGCGTTCTTCGTCTCGACGCTTTTGTTCCGATTCGTAACCGATGGTTTTACGAGTTTCTTCACCTTTATCCTCCAACTTTTTCTTGGAAAAATCATAAGCCACGCCAGCAGCTTGTCTATATTTGTCTAGATCAAACCAGTCATCAGTATCAGTTTGTCCAGTAGGTACGCTAGCCATGGCAAAATAATCTTAAGAGAAAAATTTAGAAGTTGCTCATCATGTTGGCAAGACCAGCAGCAAATGTATCACGACGGCCTTCTAAAGACTTTTGACGCTGTTGACGGCCTTTAGAACCTTCAAGCTTACTTAGTAATTGCTCAAATTTAGCAATATCAAAATAGTCATCGCCAGTACCTTGACCAGTAGGTGTAGTCATTTTCTTATGAATCAGAACTTAGAATAATTATAACAAGGATATTTTTAGAAACTAAATGCACTAACTAAATTGCCGTAAACATCACCTTCTTTACCAATACGTGTAATTTCTCTGCCACCTTCATTCTTCAGCTTCTGAGTCTCTTTATCGATATCTCCTTGAAGATTTGTTAGACCAGCGCTATATAAGAATTTACGACTCTCTCTAATATTATCTAATTGGAAATCAATTTCACCAGGTGTTCCAGTAAATGAATCTCCGTAATCAGGAAGAGTAATTTGAGTTTTCCCTTTCAAATCGCCATCATAAGTTGGCAATAAAGTTTTATCAAAACTAAATGTACGTTTACCAGTTCTTGCGCCTGTAGCAGGATCACGCTTTTCAGCGCCGAACATAGTGTCATAGTAATTAGCAAGATAACTCTGTTGGAATTTATCTTTATATTCTGCACTACCTGTTAAGGAATCTTTAACATCACTAATATTGCTATAGTAACCTGATCCAAAACGATCTTTAGCTGTTTGTAATTCATCTGATGTAGCTTCTCTTCCTAATAATTCTTGATAAGCAGATTTAATACCTGTGTCTCTTCTTCCAGGTAATAATTGATTTTGATAGTAATCTGTTAACTCATTTTGTGCTCCTGCTATTGAGAAATTCTGCCAATTTGCATCGTCATCGTAAGTAGGTACATCATCAAAAGTAATTCCTTCACGATCTTCTGCTTTCCAATCACGTCTAGGATCTTCTCCTGGTTTTAAAATACTTCCAGCACCTAAGTTATAACGTGTTGCATAGTCTTGTAATTGACTCTTTGCGTCTCCATATGTAATAAGACCTCCTTTTAATTGCCCTTTAATTCCTGTTTTATAATCTTCCCATCCAGCTCTACCACCTGCTTGACGACTTTTTTTACCTTTATATTCTTGTAATTGATCAGCCCAATTCCTATAACCAGCTCTTTCTTCTTTTTTACCTTGATACTTCAAATAATCTTGAAATGTAGTATCTGGTGGAGGTGGGGGAGGTGCTACATAAGTTGTATTACCTTTGTTATGTGAAAGGATTCCATCACAAATATATGTATGTGCTTTATCAACTTTAATAACAACAACTTCACCATCTTCTAATTTTTCACCTTCAGTAAATTCTTTCTCACCATCTAACAGAAGAACTTTATTTCCTGCTTTTAAATCTTTAGCTTCGATCCATTTCTTACTATTAGCTAAATGAAATTTATGTGTAGGAGAACATTGGAATATTTGTCCTGAAAAGTTTAATAATAAAACTTCAGAATCAATAATTTCTACATAAGTAACTTCATGCTTTCCACGCTTTAAAGTTGTTTCATGAAGAGTATCTAATTTGTCACCTACTTTTAAA